ATGGCCAGCATCCGAAAGCTTCCGTCCGGGAACTACCGCGCCGAAGTCGCGAGACAGGGCGTCCGTTCGTCCAAGGTGTTCCCGACCAAGCAGGCCGCGAAGGATTGGGCGAGCCGTGAGGAGCAGTTGATCCTCAATAGCGAATCGGTCAAGAGCCAAACGCCGTTCGGTGACGTGATGGACCGCTATGCGCGCGAGGTATCCTCGACCAAGCGCGGCGCCCGGTGGGAAATCATCCGCATCGAGAAGCTGCGTAAAGAGGACCTGGCCAAAAAGAAGATGGCTGATCTGCGGGCGGCCGATTTCGCGGACTGGCGAGACCAGCGGCTGACCGAGGTATCCTCGGGGGCTGTGATTCGCGAAATGAACCTGCTGTCCGCGATCCTGACGCAGGCGCGTAAGGAATGGGGCTTGATCTCCAGCAACCCGCTGACCGATGTGCGGCGCCCGGCCGCACCCCCGGCTCGGGACAGAATGCCCACTGACGACGAGATGGAGGCGTTGGCCATCTCTGCCGGGTCCGACCTGGCCAACGCGACGGCACGGGCATTCCATGCTTTCCTTTTCAGCATCGAAACGGCCATGCGGGCAGGCGAGGTAGTTGGCCTGACGTGGGACAGGGTGGACCTGAAAAAACGCGTGGCGCGGCTGGACGTGACCAAGAACGGCACGGCGCGCGAGGTGCCACTGTCCAGCGAAGCTGTTCGGCTGCTGGAAGCCCTGCTGCGCAAGGACCCGGTGTTCGGCTTGACCTCGGCGCAGCTGGACGCGCTGTGGCGCAAGCTGCGGGACCGCGCCGGGGTGGTGGGGCTGACCTATCACGACAGCCGCCACGTCGCGATTGTTCGGCTGTCCAAGAAGCTGGACGTTCTGGCGCTGGCTCGGATGGTTGGTCATCGTGATATCCGACAGTTGCAGACTTATTATTCAGAGACGGCGGAAGAACTGGCTAAGCGCCTTGACTGACGCGGATCAGCAGCGTTCGCCCCTGCCGCTTGCTTTCCAGCTTCCCGGCCTTGACCAGGTTGCTGACGGTCTTGGTCGTGCGGCCGATCCTCTCGGCATATTCATGAGCCGTCACCCATTCCGGCATTGGCGACATGCGCACAGCCCGGATCTCCGCTGTCAGCGCGTCCAGTCTGGCATTGAGGCTCGCCAAAGCATCGGGATCGAAGGCAACCATCATTTTCGGCATCTCATCCATCACCCTCTCCCTGTCCTTGTCTGGTAGCGGGGCGTCATGGCTTTCCGTCCAGTTGTTCGTCGATCTTCCAGAACGCTTCGTCCATCTCGACAAGGCAGGGCACGTCGATCCAGACAGTTCCGCCGCCGGGCTTGTTGAACGCCTGCTGCAAGTGCTGCCGGTCGCTTGGCAGCCTGACGATGTAGCGCAGGTTCATCGTCGGTATCAGCGTCTCACTCATTCCTCGCTCCCCCTCTGCTGGCGGTAGGCGCGCAGGATGGCGAGCAAGAGGGCGAGGGCCGGCGTAGGCCCTTCCGCTCCGTGCTGCTCACCGATTTCACCGCGCGGCCAGACTGCCGCGTGAATGTTCCCATCATCGTTTTCGAGCGTGACGCTCCACCCCGGCAGCAGCGCCTTGTGCAGCGCCAGAGCGGCGTCGAGGGAGCCGTCATATGCTCCGATCACGTATGCGGCCTGATAGGCCGGAAAGGGGAGTGGGCGTGGCAAGGTCCCTCCCGCCCACACGTCATCGATCAGCTTATCCAGGTCACTCATCCCCGCCCTCCGCTGGTAAGCGCGGCGCGGGCGACTCGTCCGCAGTCGAAATACAGATCGCCGCAGCCGCCAGTCAGCGGGGCCGGGTATTTGCCCGTGTCCGCGTAGAATTGCAGCGCCTCCTCCAGCGCCCTGCACCGCTCGGATATGGCGTCGTAATCGCTGGCCAGCACCCATTGTCCCCATGGGTCTGCGACTGGAATAGCCTTGGCGTCGTCGCCAAAATCCGAGTCAACCTCCATGACGTAGCGCTCCACCAGTTCGCGCGTGTCGGTCATTTCAGGGGCTCCCGCAGAGTGATTTCCGTTCCGATGGCGTAAGCGTCAGCAGCCATTCGTAATTCCGGGCCGAGATCCGCCCATCCGTCTCGCGTGCTGGAAAAGAACGAGGGCCGCCCGTCATCATCAAGGCGAACCTCAACTCGTTCCGGTTCCCCGAATGCGGTTTTGTAGGTCATTTCAACTTCTCCATTTCGGCGAGGATGGAGTCATGTGCCTGCTTGGACAAACCGTGCCCCAGGGTCATGGTAAGCGCACGCTGCATACCCTCCCGCACCTTCTCGCGGCCATAGGCTTCAAGAGCGGCGTTGGCGTGGTCAGAGGCGAGGGCGCGGATGGCTTTCGCATGTTCCTGCCGGTCTGTAACCTCCAACGGAACCGTCTCGATATATTCCGCCACCGCATCGAATGCAGCCGCGACCTGAGCCCGCGCTTCGTCACGCTCGATTTCGGTATTCTCGGCGCGTTCCAGGACCGCTTCTGTGGTTTTCTTGGACAGGTCCAGCAGGTGCTTCAGCCGCCCGATCTCGGCGCGGGCTGCGGCGAGATCGGACTCGTATTGCACGAGCCGATTTTGCATTACGATAAACTCGCTCATTTGTCCGATCCTTTCAGGGCGCGCAGGGCGACGATAGCGTCTTCGAGACGGACCCATTGACTGCCGCAGGAGTATGTCGATCTTGATAGCGCCTCGATTGCAGAAATAGCCTCCGCGACCGTCTCGATGGGCTGGGGTGGGTGGGCGTAGAGAGGTTGAACCTCCCACCAAGACGGGCGACTAGTAAAGTGCTGCCATTCTTCGGATTCGCTCCTCCTTGCGCGCCACATCACCGCCACCGCCTCTTGCGCGGTCGGGGTTTCGGGGGTGCATTCGTAACAGCCAAAACCACCAACCGCTCCGCAGCGAGAGCATTCCTGCCCATCGGGCTGCGGGGCTGGCGTCATGGCGGCGAGGATGCGGCGCTCGTAATCGGCTTGCGCGGCGGCTTTGGCGGCTTCTGCGGTATCGAAGTAGCTGAAATCTCCCTCTACTCCACATAGCCGAAACTCACCTTCATGGAAGCACGATGCGGACGTAGCTATAGAATAATCGCCGCACTCACCCCTCCCGAAAAAACAGTCCGGGCCGTATTCTTCCCACTCCAGCGCCCGCACCTGCCCCGAGGCGCAGAGGTCGGCCCGGACGTAGGGCACGCCCTTGCCTGTCAGGTCGTAGCCCTCGAACTTCCCTCCGACGATGGAGTTCCCGTCCCCATCCTCCCAATCGGGCTCCACGCATGCCCAAATGCGCTCCGGCGCGGTGGTATTGTCAGCGGTCATGGCTGGCCTCCGTGGTGGGGGTGGAAGGTGGGGCAGGCAATGGGCGCCAATGCGTGACGCATGACGCCTTTACGCAATGCAGTCGTAGTGCGGGGGAGGATGTTCGCCACTCATCACAAATGTGATCATAATAGCAGGAGCAAATGCGCCGTCCGGTCCCGTCGCTATTGGAGACCCATATGTCGATCAGGCCATCCTTCGGCGCGGTGCTGATGTCCCGCCAGCCCTCAGCCTCCCGGCGGTCGAGGACCTCGCGGAGCAGGGCGGGCAGGAGCGCGATGGCCTCGGCGTTGGCGATGGTATTTGCCGCTGCCAGGTTGCGCATCTCATGGCGGATCTCATAGGGCCTGCCCGGTATAGGGCAGCACCCAACCTGCGTCGGCCAAGGGTGCCGTCCTGCTTTCCACGGCCCGGGCGTGATCGCCTTCGCCAACCGGGCCAGGTCTTCGGTGCTGGGGAGAGCGGTCATGCGGCACCGTGTTCCGCTTGAAGCGGTCGCCAGTGCGTCGGACGCATCAGAAAGCACATATCACTGTCACGGACGAAAAAACTTGCAAGGTCGAGCCTGCCGTTCTGGAAGATGCCCGTGGTGTCCCATCCAGGGCAGTCATCGCGACGGAGTTCAACGCGAACGTCTTTGGGCATCGAGGCGATAGGCTGCCAATCAGTCGCCGGCCCTCCGGCCTCGGTGCTCGTATGGGGGGTGGGGTTGGTCATGGGGTCAAGCCTCCTGATCGCGGCGGACAACAGTCCCATCCGCGCGTTTCTTCCACGGGCTAGCCTTGCTGCCCGGAACGATGGTTTTGGGTTGCCAGATGCCGAGATGCTTCTTCCGCACCCGGTCGTCCTTGGCGCGGGTTTTCACGTCCAGCGCGGTCTTTTTGCGGTGCTCGGCACGAAGGACAGGCGCGAGATTGCTTTCCCGATTTTCTCCGCCGTTGCAGAGCGCCAGTTTGTGATCCAAGTCCCATTGGTCGCCCGGCATGATCTTGCGGCCGGACAGGTAGCACCTGCCGCCATGAGCATCGAAAACCCGAAGGCGAACCCTGGGCGGCGCCGGCGTGTCGTCGGTCTTGCCAATCCACTCATCGACGGCGCGGCTCATGCTGCGCCTCGCAGGGCTGATGCGGTCACGCCGATCTGCGCCGCCATCCAGTCCAGGATCGCGGTCTTGCTCTCCTGGAACCGCTTGCCGCCCATGCTGCGCATCGACTGGCTTTCTGGCGTCCAGATGGTCAGGATAGGCCCGCGAACCTGACCGATGGCATATCCTTCGGCGCGGGCCTCGGCCCGAACCAGCTGCGCCTTGATCCGTTGTGCCGTCGCGTTGGCCCCGCAGTCCAGTGTATAGGACTGGTGGAAACCCGTTGCGATCAGAGCGTGCTTGCGCATCGTCTCTGGTGTTTCGGCCCATGGGGCGGATTGCAGGTGCTCGGGAAGGTTCTGCCATGCCTCTCGGACGAAAGCGAATTGGTGCCGATGGCTGTTGAGGCTGCGGCCGCGCTCGATGATAACCGTGACCAGCTCCCCCTGCGCCAGATCGGGCAGGTTGTTCGCCAGCAGGCGCAGCGTGCCATCCTCGAAGCGGGCGCGGTATTCCATCACGCCACCCCATGATCCTTGAACCGAGCGTCCCAGACCTTGCGCACGGCCTTCTCGTCAATCGACAGGGTGTAGGCAGTTGCGGTGATCATCCATGCCGGATCTTCGGCATGGTCAGCGTTCAGCGCGATCAGGTGATAGAACTCGTCTACGATGCGCTGTTCCTGGCGGGCTTTGGCGAGAACGGTCATTGGCGCGCCCTCATCCGAGCCAGGGCGCGGGTCAGGTCCATGCTCGCCCGCCGCAGCGCGCCACTCTCGGGGCTGCCGCATTCGATAGCAGAGAAATCGCCGTCCTCCTTGGCCTTGTCCATCAGGTCAGCGATGCGCGAAAGGAAACGCTCGGCTTCGGCTTCTGCCTCTTGGATGCGTTGACGGTTCATCAGACCCTCCACTCCATGAGGAATGGAATCGAATCATCGAAATCCGGGCGCCCGCTCGGCTGGCTGCTGGGCGAGCCGCCAGCCCCGTAACCGCCGCCGTAGCTGGTGCCGGTGTCGCGCTGTTGGCTGTCAGCCGCCTTGCCGTCCAGCATGGTCAATTCGCTGCGGAACGGGCGCAGCGCGACTTCGGTCGTGTAGCGGTCATTGCCGCTCTGGTCCTGCCATTTGCGGGTTTCCAGCTGGCCCTCGACATAGACCTTGCTGCCCTTTTTCAGGTATTGCTCGGCGACGCGGACCAGGGGCTCGGAATAGATGGCGACGGTGTGCCATTCCGTGCGTTCCTTGCGCTCGCCGGTGTTGCGGTCCTTCCACGTTTCCGAGGTGGCGATCCGCAGGTTGGCGATCTTGCCGCCGTTCTGGAAGCTGCGGATTTCGGGGTCTTGACCCAGATTTCCGATCAGGATCACCTTGTTGACGCTGCCTGCCATTACGCGGCCTTTCCTTGCTTCTTGGTTTCGATTTCGGCCTCGACCTGCGCCGCCAATTCGGGCGCAGTGGCACGCAGCTTCGCCAGATCGGCTTGCAGGCGCCGGTCGTTCCATGCGGCCTCGCCATGCTGGCGGATGGCGGCGATCATGCTGTCAGCGGCGCTTTGATCGGCCTTGCTGGCTCCGGCAGGAGCGCGGTTCGCGGCCTGCTGCCGAGGCGAGGCTTTCGTCGCTTCCCCGTCGTCGTCCTCGGGCGCGAGCCCGGCCATGCCCAGCAGTCCATACCGGCGGGCGTAGGTGATGGCAGAGCCGACGCCCTGCATGTCGTTTTTGCCGACGACCAAATGGACCCGGCTGGTGAACGTGTCGCCGCTGGCATGGGCGAGCACCGTCTCGACATACTGCCCGCGCTCGTCAGCCCCACAGGGCTGCATGATCGCGAAGCCGTTGGCGTGGAGCGCGTCAAAGCAGGCTTCCATCACCGATCCCAGATCGGCATAGTTCGATTTCAGGTGCGGGTTCTTGGCGTTCTTGATCGCCTTACCCATCTCGGTCTGGGCCTTCGCCAGCGCCTTGATTGCGTCGCTCATGCCGCAGCCCTTTCATTGAGATAGCCCAGCCCGAAATCAGCGGGCGGCGACGTTTTTTCGGTCAGCAGATGCCCGGTGTATGACCGCCAGATCCGCCATGCAGCGCGGGTGCGCCAATCCCATTCATAGGAGCCGGGTCGGAAGGCCTCGCGCTCTTTCAGGAGTTCTTGCGGTGTGAAGTTCATTCCATGTCCCCCGCGAATTCAGCGCACATCTCGCAAAGCGACGGATCGTCCTTGCTCTGGCGGTGCCGGGGGTCGCAGTCCTCGTTCTCGTCGTCCTCCCAGAAGTCCGACCCGCAGCAGCCGCACTGGTAGTGGTCGGATGGCATGTGGAAGGCATCGTAATGCGCATCAGCCGCGCGCATGTTGCCGTCGAGACGGTGCCACATCATGCCGCCACCTCCGACTGCACGTAGCTTTCGGCGCCGGTCCCCATGCAGTCCGGGCAGGACACGCCGTCGAACTGCTTTCGGCCTTTGCACAGGTGGCAATACTGGTCGCTCCACGGGGCTGCGAAATACTGGACGTTTTGCAGCGTCCGCTTCATCTCACGCTCGACAAGCTCCTGGATCAGGCTCTGCTCGCGCTCGAAATCCTCGGGATCGATGGGCGGATATTCCACGTCGTCGCGGTGGCCCTGCCATCCTTCGTCGTAGCGGTCGGGGTTGTAGGACTCATCAAGGAAGCTCCGGGCCATCACAGCCACCCCGCGACGATGGACCCGCCCCAGCGGATCAGTTGCGCGGCCAGCGTCGGGCCGAACCAGATGATCGCGGCGGCGGCGCCCAGCCAGCAAATGAACAGGCCGATGGCGGCGTTGCGGACGGCTACCGGATCGCGCAGCAGGTGCTCGTCGCGCGCCATAGCCTCGATGCGCAGCGCCTGTTGCAGCTTCGTCGCGCGATCAACGTCCATCCAGTCGCCGTGCATGACGGCATAGGCGCAGGCATTGGACAGGACGGCGTCGGAATACAGGTCGGGCCGGGCCATCACATTGCGCGCTTCGGCAAGGGCGGCGCTGACGAATTCGGCGGGCTGGTAGGTCATTGGGTCACCTCGAAGCCAGCCGGCAAGCTGATCGGCGAGGACCAGGGCGGCGCAACCAGCGTGGTGCGCTCGGACAGGATCAGGTGGCGGATCTCGTCGGCGACGATGGGATTGTCGAGGCAGAGGCCAGCGATCAATCCGGCGGGGGCGGCAGGCGTATGCATAGCAGGGGGTGTTCCTCTCGGTTGGTGGCCGGCGGCTCGTGTGTCGCACCGGGTATGAGAGAATGTCACATATTGCGACAAAGCTGTCAATAGGAAATGTCGCAACTTGTGACACTGGACGCGCCGCCCATCCCCCATGCTATCCTGCCCCAGCCGGCGCGGTGCCGGCGGACAGCAAAAAGCCCGCCTGATTCGGGCGGGGGGAGAAACGATTTCGTGCGGTTGGCGCCGTTCTGTGCTACAAGGTGTCATCCGGGCGATATCCTCGCCCTGGTGCTATGGAGGACCTGCCATGGTCCGAGAAAATAAGATCCCGCAAACCGAGGCCCAGATGCTGCAAACGGCAGTGGATGGCATGGACAACGAGGGCGGCCCGGGCAACGCTACCAAAGTCAAACGCGACAAGGAAAGCGCGGCACAGGCTGCGCACGACGCCAAGGTCGATGCCTGGAACAAGGGATACGAAGCCTTGGCCGACTAGCGGCGCGTTCATGGGCAAGTCGGCGGCGGGGGAAACCTCGCCGTTTTTCGTTCACGGGATGAAGAAGTTCTGCGCGAGGCGGGGCGGTCTCGGGAAAGCCCCTGCCGCGAGTCGGGTGAAGCCTCGGGCAGGGGCTGCCGCGCAAGGTTACGATTATGCGAGGCAGGGAGGCACGCGCGGGGCGGCAGGCGGTTCCGAGCATGAAGAAGACCCGCCGAAGCGGGGCTGGGCGGCGTTCCAAAATGGTCCGAAACGGCCCTATGTGGCCCAGAATCGTTGCATTGGGCGGCGTGATCGGCTATATTTCAGATGCGGCCCTTGCTCAGTGACAAGCCCCCTCGGGCGCTTCCTTCGGGATAGCTGAGATTGCGGGCCGCAACTTTTTCTGGGGCTTAATAGTAGTGCTTAGCCCCCATTCTCCACAGATCATATTCAGTTTTGATCTTGTTGGAGATCAGATCGTAAGCCCAAGTATCGCCCCTCTCCCACTTCCGTTGGATAGCCCACGCGCAGTAGTCAGCGATTTGCAGGCACGGCTCCGCGGCTGCGCGCGGAAAGGATGTAGCCCACTGTTGACGTTGAACGATCTGTTGGATCACGTCATTGACGGCAGCGGTATAGACAGCTTGGCCCTTTTTGGTTCCGAGGGCTGCCGCGAATATGTGAGCTTCGGTAACGCCAGCTAGCAACGCGGGCCCCACGTGCTTGAAGTGGTAAAACCAAGCGTATTTGTAGAACGTGTCCGGGCTTTTTCTGGTGTGTGGTTGTGCTTTAGATTTCTCGAGGATGGTAACATCTATACGAAAATCTTGCCCAGAAAGAAGGCTAAACACTTCGCGGCGAACGTCATTCTTATCTGCTGTCGCATGGAGTTGCTCTCCTACTGGAAGCCCTCTCCATGCCATGTCCCGCCTGAGCGCCAGCATCTTGTCGCCTGCTTCCCATGAGGGAAGGGACACCGTGCAGACCATGAAGTAACGACTTGCGCGGTCATTCTTGCAAAACGCAAAACATCCCGCTTCATCGGAAAAAATTAGGGCGCGACTCATCACCTAAGACGATACCGTGTCGCCAAACCCCTTTCAATGACTCCCAAATCCTGTTCCTCACCCCTCCCACTCCCTCAGCATATCCGCCCAGTCGCACAGCATCCGCTCGGCGCCGTAGTCGCCTTGGCGGTGGCGTTCCTCGGCCGCTTCCAGAAGCAGGAAGGGCAGGGCCTTCATCTCCACCGCGCCCGGGTTCTCGGCCAGGGACCGCACCAGCCCCAGCACCACGCGGGCCGCGATGGCGATCTGCTCGGCGTCCTCGGTGTTGGGGTCGTGGTTGGGGTCGGGCACCTGCAATTTCCCTAGCTAAAGCAAAGCGCAAGCAGCGTTGCAACCTGCGCGACACCTTTGCCTCATTGACCGGCTGGCGGATTCTTGCCTAGTCTGACGTTCACGGTTCGTTCTGGTCGGAGGGGAGGATAAGGGGATGGTTAGGGAGGAAAGAATGTTGCGTGCCCTCCGTGGGATGAGCGAGCACGACAGGGTTCTCATTGATCTTCTTGCTCGTCGCCTTGGTTCTTCGCCTCAAGGGCCTCGGCAATGCGAAGGAGGGCGTCAGCATCATCGCCGCGCAGGCTGCGAAGAATGCCAACGATCCTCCGTTCCCTCGGGTCCGTCTCAAACAGATCCTCCGGGGCCACGTCAAGAGCCGCAGCGATAGCGTTTAGGCGGAGCGTGTTGGCGGGCCTAGTCTCCGCTTCGATCATCGCAAGTTGCGACCTGGACACGCCAGACTTTGCCGCAAGAACCTCCTGCGTCCAGCCCTTAGCATTCCGTAACTGTTTGATCCGCAAAGCCATGGGCTTGGTATAGAATTTCCAAACGCCAAAGGCTTGCCCGTAATAGTGACACGGAGGCGGGTGTTCGCTTGACATGATTGTCGCAATATGTGACATAATTGGCGACATGAGCACCCTTTCCGAATACATCAAGGCCCAGCCTGAAAAAACCAGAACACAGTGGGCGGAATGCTTCGGTATCTCCCGCCCCTACCTGTATTCCCTGATGGATGGAACCCGGCAGCCGAGCATTGATGTTGCTCAGCGGATCGCAAGGGCAACCGGCGGAAAGGTTCCCGTGACGGCATGGCCGAACATGGCCGCTATCGTCTCCGCCGCCTTCCCCGCACGTCAACCCCGCCCCGGCAAACCTGCCTCTAAGGGGAGGGCGTCGGCATGATCTTCATCCTCGGATACCTCGCCTGCTGTTTTGCCCTCGCTCTCTTGCTGCTGGCGATGATGGGGGCGGTGTAATGCCGTGGCTGGTGTCCAACACATCTGCGGCAGGTGCGGAGAGCCGGCATGGCACGGTTTTCGACCGCCTTATGGTAGGGCTGACCGAGGCTCTTTCTGGGCGTGTCGTGATCACCGTGCCGAAGCCGAAGCCCGCTGGCTCACAACCTACCACACCGGACCTGACCGCCCGCGCCGTCAGGACATGCAACCGAAAACCCGAGGCGGTGGAGGCGTATCTGCGCTTGCATCAGATCCTCGGCAGGAGAGCCTGATTTGACGCTCGCTCGCATCATCCTGCCATGGCCGCCCCGCGCCACCAGCCCAAACGCCAGCGGCCAAGGGCAATGGCGCCGCAAGGCTTCCGCCGCAAAGGGCTACAAGCTGGCCTGCTGGGCGCTGTGCGAGGCCGAGAAGATCCGTCCAGTCGATGCCATCGCAGTTGACGTGCTGGTGACGTTCTGCCCGCCGTCCCGCCGCCGGTTCGATCTCGATAACGCGCTGTCCCGCTGCAAGCAGGGCCTCGACGCCGTGGCCGAGGCTATCGCCGTCGATGACAGCCAATGGCGCCGCATCACCCTTGAACGCGGGGACGCGTGCAGAGACGGCGCCGTAATCGTTCACATCATGGAGGCCGAGGCATGAGCCGCTGGCTTCAAGCATCCCGCGCTGCGGCGGGTTTCTCCAACAAAAATGGGGCCAGACCGCAGCCTGACCCCAATGGATACACACATATGCAGACTAACGTTCAGCCCCTGAAAGGGCAAGTGAAAACGCCGGTCATTCGCGAGGGTTTCCAGACCCTAACCCCCTCTGATGCAGCGGCAATCATCGAAAACTGCTCCTATGACCGGCAGCGGAAAATCGACTCGATGCACGCCGAGACGCTGCGCGAGATGATGCAGCGCGGGGCGTGGCTGGAAAAGAGCCAGATCGATTTCGGCCGGATGCCCGACGGGAAAATCTGGCTCGTCAACGGCCACCACCGCCTGACCGCGCAGACCCGTTCTGGGCGCAGCCTGCTTTGGGCCATTGCTGTCCACGACTGCAAATCTGTCGATGACCTGCGGACGCTCTATTACCGCTACGACACCAACGTCAGGAAGCGCACATCGGAGAACATCCTTCAGGGCGTCGATTTCGCCGGGCAGCATGGCCTTTCCAAGCAGATGGCGCGCGCGCTTTTCGATGCGGCCCCGATCATTGCCTCGGGGATGACCGTCGGCACGCGCAACCCTACGCTGGAAACCGCCTTGGCTCGCAGGCTGACGGATGAGCGCATTGCCATTGCTGAGCGCTTTGTGGCGGAGGCGTCCATCTATGAGAAATGCATCGACGCTGCGCCGGCCAATCTCAAGCGAAAGCTGCTGCTGCCGACCATTGCCGCTGTGGCGCTTGTGACCATTCGGCACGAGGCCGAAATTGCGGCTGAGTTCTGGTCCGGTCTGGCTGAGAACGATGGCCTGCGGCGCGGGGATTCCCGGGCGACGCTGATCCAGGATCTGCTGGCTCGGAATGGCAAGTCGGGCAGCGCACACCAGTTTCTGGTCGCCGCTGCAAAGGCGTGGAACGCCTATCACTCTGGCCGCCTGCTGAAAATCATCAAGGTCAATTCCGGCCACACCACCAAGATTTCTGGAACGCCATACGAGGTGACGGCATGAAGGCCGAGATCGGTCATATTTCGACCATGGGGCGGCTGCGCAAGGCCGACCCCAAGCAGGTCGCGGGCATCGCTGAGAGCATCAAGGAGGTGGGGTTGCTCAACCCCATCACCGTCGTGCTGGGCAAGGTGATTTTCAACGGGCAGAAGATCGACGGCTATCAGCTTGTCGCGGGACTGCACCGCCTGGAAGCCTGCAAGAGCCTCGGGTGGGCGGATATTCCGATTGCCGTCCTCGATCTGGACGAACAGCAACGGATCATCGCCGAGTGCGACGAGAACCTGTGCGGCAGCGTCCTGACAGCGACCGAGCGCGCGATGTTCTCTGCCCGGCGCAAAGAGGCATATGAGGCGCTGCACCCGGAGACGCGGCATGGGCACAACACAAAAGAGAGTGGCCAAGTTGGCCACTCTTCATTTGCCGACGACCAATCCGCCAAGACCGGGCAATCGGCCCGTGCGATCCGCCGTGATGCCGAGCGCGGCCAGCAGGTCTGCAAGGAAGCCCTCGACATCCTCAAGGGCACCAAGGCCGACACTGGCGTTGTGCTGGACGCGATCAAGGATCTGGACCCCGCCGCGCAGGTCGTCGCGGCTTATCGCGAGGTCCAGAAGCGGCAGGAGCCGGTTAAACGGTCAACGGCTGATGATGCGCAAAAGTCTCGCGCCTCAAAGATAGACGGAGACGTGAAAGACCGGGCCGCGAAGGAGGTCGCGGAAATCATCGCTGAACACGTTCCCGGAGAATGGTGGGATGGCGTCAAAGCGAACCTCTATGCGGCCGGGGCAAGAAACATCGCAGACGCTTTGACGAACATCACGGGGCAGTCCCTCATGGATAAGGGGGGATGGGAATGAGCACCCCGTATTTTCGTTTCTACCCAACTGATTACGAGGCGGACACGGCTCACCTGACCCTGTTGGAGGATGGTGCCTATAGTCGGCTCCTGCGCCTGTGTTGGATGACGCCGGGATGCTCGTTGCCCGACGATGAAGGGTGGATATTTCGCCGCCTGCGGGTTCGTGGCGACGATGAAAAACAGGCTGTCCGTTCTGTCCTGAACGAGTTCTTCCGGAAGGTGGACGGACGCATTTGCAACGACCGTCTGGCCCGTGAGCATGAGCAGGCTGTCGGGCGTCAAGAAGCCGCTTCCGAAAACGGAAAGAAAAGCGCCGCGAAAAAAGCGTCGTTGAAAACAAACGATTTTATTTCAACTAACCAGAACCAGAACCAGAACCAAGAAGAAGAGGAAGATAAATCTTCCTTGTCGTCTGCCGACGACGGCGCCGTTGTCCAGCCGATTGACGAGATTGCGATTGCCGTCTCGGCCTACAACGCCAGCGCTGCATCGGCGGGGTGGCCGAAGGTTCAGGTTCTGAACAAGACCCGCCGTTCCTCGCTGAAAGCCCGACTCAAGGACTGCGGCGGGTTGGATGGATGGGTCGTTGCTCTCGCCAAGGCGAAGGCCTCCCCGCACCTCTGCGGCCAGAACAACCGAGGCTGGACCGCCAGCTTCGACTTCCTCACCAGCCAATCCGGCTTCACGAAATTGATGGAGGGCAATTACGATGACCGCCAATCTCCCCAGCAAAATCGCCAGTCTGCCGCCGATGACCGCTTTGGACGTATCGCGGATGCAGCCGTCCGAAATCGCGCACCATCGCGCCCAGATTTTGGCTTCCGTTGAGGTCGTCTTGCACGGCTACTGGCAGCCCGACGACGCTCAGGGCCTGCGGGCTGCGGTACTGGCCGACTGGTGCGATGAGCTTGAACCTTGGCCGGTCGAGAGCGTCCGGGCCGCTCTGCGCAAGCACCGCAAGGACCATCCGAACCGCCGGCCGAACCCGGGGCATATCTTGGCGATCCTGACCGAGGCATGGGGCCGCCGGAACGCCGAGCAGGTCAAGGCCGCGTTCACGCCGCCGCCCGAAGCCCCGAAGGAGCGGATCAGCGCCGAGGCTGCCGCCGCCATCATGGCCGAGGCGGGCATCCGAAACCCGATGGCCATCAAGACCGTCGCTGGCATCGAGGCCGCAGAATGACCCCGGCGCAGATCGCCGAGGCCCAAGCCATCGCCGCCCAGCCGGGCCGTGCTGCCGTCCTGCGCGCCATCCGCGACGTGTCTGCGCAATCCGGGGTCCCGCAAGGCGCCATCATGGGCTACGACCGCCGCCCCCGCATCGTCGCCGCCCGCCACCTGGCTATCCGCGTTGCCCACGATGCCGGCGTTTCCATGGCCGAGATTGCCCGGGTGATGAACCGCGACCACACCACCATTCGCCACGCCATTCTCAAGGGTGCCGCATGATCGACCCCATCAACAGCCCAGCCCACTACCAATCGGTTTGCCACTGCCCGAACTGCGGCCACGCCATCGAGGCCATCGAGATCACCGAGCGCCACGGGTTCCGGATCGGCAACGCCCTGAAATATATCCTGCGCGCCGGGCGGAAGGATGACCGCGCGACGGACCTGGCCAAGGCCCGCTGGTATCTGGATCGCGAACTCGCGACGGAGGGCCGGAAGTGACCAACCCCAACCGCGCCACCAACTGCTGCCCGGTCATCGACCGCTACGGACGCCACTATCCGACGCAGCTTGCCGCCGCCAATGCCCTGGGCGTCACGTTCGGCAATATCAGCTATCACCTCAACAAATGGGGCAACCTCGACCGTGTCGGCATCGGCATGGGCAACCATTGCGGCGTCACATCCAGCAATGACCAGCCCGTCCGCCTCGGTGATCGGCAATGGCCGTCGCGCACCGATCTCGCCCGATACCTAGGCCGTCATCGCTCGACTGTGGATCGCTGGCTGGCCCGTGGCGACACCGACCGCATCCTCTCCGCCCTCATGCACGCCGACACCCTGCGCGAGGGGAGGGGAGTATGAGGGTTCTGGTAGCCTGCGAATATTCTGGCCGCGTCCGTGACGCATTCCGTGCGTTGGGGCACGATGCCATGTCGTGCGATCTGCTGGATACCGAGGTTCCCGGCCCGCACTACCGAGGCGATGTTCGCGACGTGATCGATTATCCGTGGGATCTGATGATCGGACACCCGCCCTGCACGCACCTGAGCGTGAGCGGCGCCCGTCATTTCGATGCCAAACGGCGAGATGGCCGTCAGCAGGCCGCAGTCAGTTTTTTCATGATGCTGGCCCGTCAGCACCACATCCCACGCATCGCCATTGAGAATCCGGTCTGCATCATGTCCAGCGTATGGCGGAAACCGGATCAGACGATACAACCGTGGCAGTTTGGGCACGGCGAGACCAAGGCAACCTGCCTGTGGCTCAAGGGGCTGCCGACGTTGACCCCAACGAACATCGTGGATGGTCGCGCGGCTCGCGTCCACCGCATGCCGCCCGGGCCTGACCGCTGGAAGGAGCGCAGCCGCACGTTCGACGGCGTGGCGCAGGCCATGGCGATGCAATGGGGCGGCGCTGATCTGGTCCAGATGATGGAGGCAGCAGAATGAGCAACCATGACGCATGCCGCCGCATGTGGCGCTCCGTCGCCGCCCTGGCGCTCAAGGACGACAACGTGCGCATCACAGCCGCCCGCGCAGGCATGAGGTCCCGTGTCGTCTCGGGTGGATACGCCTCGACGCTCCGCACCCTCGACGGCGAAATCCGAGCCGCCAGCGCCTACTACCACGGCCCCGAATGGCAGCAGGTCTGCGAAAACGCCGGCATCGGGTTCGACCCGGAGAAGGCCATGGCGTTCGTGACCGGCGGCCCGAAGGCGATCCATAGCGCCCGCGTCAAGGTTTTGGAGGCCGCCCATGGCTAACCCCTGCGAATGGAACGGCACGCGCTACCGGAGCCAGGTAGAATTGGCGAGAGCCGCCGGCAAAAGCCCTGCCACTGTGGCGTGGCATCTAGCCATGTATGGGCATCTGGACCGGCTCGGCGCCCCGCCCGCACGTAAGCCCGCCCCGTCCAGCGAGCATGCCGCCGCCGTCCGCCTCCTGCTGCCCGAAGGCTTTGGCGTCGAGGACATTGCCCGTCGCCTGGAGGTTCCGGCCAACGTGGTGCGGGCTGTGATCAGCGGCATGCGCGCGTCGGGCGAGATCGACGCCATGTTTCCGCGCAAGGGAGGGTAGGCATGACCGAGGCCCGCATAGAGCGCCGCCACCGCAACCGCCGAGAGCGGCGCAGCAGGAAGCAAGCTGATCACGTGATGACCGGCATCATCGAGGCCATGGGCGCGGGTGCGGTCGAGGACTGGCAGGACGAACAGGAAGAGGGGCAGGAAGATGAGTGACGAAGATTGGAAGCGGACTGTCCGCGAGCCAGTCGAAGGGCATTACGCCCTTACGCAAGATGGGCATTTGATCGGCCCGATGTGGTGGGACGGCCATGTTGGCGTGTGGCGCGCAGGGGCGAAGCCGCCAAGGGAGGGTGATTGGTGGCACAAATCCGGCCGACGCTACGCGTATTGCGACGATGGTCAGGACGTGATCGCGGTCGTTTCGTCAGCATCAGTCAAGGCAATCATTGAGGCGCACCATGGCGAGTAAAGCCCAGAAGCTCCGGGACCATAAGGTCCGCATGGCGGCGGCATCAGCCGACCTGCCGGAGCTGGCCCCGATCCCGAGGCGCGAGAAAAACGGGCAACTGTCCCGTCGCGGCCGCGCTCGCAGTCCTGACATTGAAACCCTGAAAGCAAGGTGCATCCAAATGGGGAAAGAGGTCACGCCGGCCAACATTCGCGACATGCGGGCGCCCTGGTGGGGCTGTGCAGCGGGCCGCGTAATCGGCACGGAAGTCCTGGACGAAGGCACCCGCCGCGATCTGTGGTCGGCCATCGTCCATATGCGGCGTGTGGCGACCGCCTATGACGCCGCTCTCGGCAGTCCCCGCCGGCACGCCATCTGCCTGAGGCTGCTTTCGCCCAAGGGCAAGGTCGAGGCTGACGCGGAGACGCCACCGGCCGACGACCGCGACGACGCAACCAAAGAGCGGCAGGCGACCGCTGCGCATATGCGCTTGGAGGGCTGGTTGGGATACACCGACAAGGCGGCGGCCGGGGAGGCAAAGCGAGTGGTCCTGGATGATGCGATCTGCGTTGATCGTGATGGGCTGATCTCGGCGCTGCGCTGTGTCTCGGACGGGATCAAGGGTAAGCGCCTTCGGTATCGTGGTCGCGCATAAGGCGATTGACACCATCGGAAAAGTCGGTATGGTGATTTACATAAGATCGGGACGGGCGTGTGCGAAAGCCGCGCCTTTTTCGATTCCGGTCTTTGGCGGATGCCATGGCGCGACCGCTCCCTTGCGTGCAAGGGGCACTGCTACCCGGAAGGATGCAGGCTTGGCAGCCACCATCGGTAGCCCTCGTGGCGGTTAAGCCCTGCGCCGAATAAGGCGGGGTGAGTCTCGGCGACTTTCACTAGGATGGCCCTTGCTGGGTGAGATGCCAGCGCCTCTCTCCCCCTGCTCGGCACGCCGCAGCAGACAGCCCCGCCCTAACCGGCGGGGTTTTCGCATAGGTGCCCCATGCTCATCCTCATCGCCCTCATCTGCGCCGCATACCTCATCACAGCGCAGGCGGTGGGGGTGCCGACATTCACCCGGCCCTAATCCGACAGGCAACACCGCTAGCTTGAGATCACCGACCTGCGCCCTCGGGCGTCAACGCCCCGGGCCGGGCACCTGCGGGTGTCATGAGGTGGGGCGAAGGCGGGAAGCGGGAAACATCACCGCCCACGGGCGAGGCTCTCCGAAGGGATTGAGCATTATGGCAGCGCGAAAGCAGCTCTGGCACCCAGACGAGGTGCGCAAAAAAATTCAGACCAGTCAGCTTATCAACAGATTGACGCAACACGCTCTTTCTGATGAGCCGATCATGGACGCCAGCCAGGTGCAAGCGGCGCGCGCGCTGATTGACAAGGTGGTCCCGAACGCCAAGACCGAGGTCGAGCTTTCCGGCAATCCGGATAGGCCGCTGGTCGCAGTCATCGAGCGTCGCATTGTCAAAGCTGGTGATTGACACCGCAGAGGTGTTCGTTCCGCTGCTGACGGCTTCGCGCTATGCCGGCGTGTGGGGCGGCCGAGGTTCTGGGAAGTCGCACTTCTTCGCCGGGCAGATTGTCGAGGACAGCCTGGCGGCGCCGGGTGAGATGGGCGAGGGGCTCAAGACCGTCTGCATCCGCGAAGTGCAAAAGTCGCTCAAGCATTCGGCAAAGTCTCTGATCGAGGGCAAGCTGGTCCAGTTCGGCCTTGGCGAGCGCGACGGCTTCAAGGTCTTCAACGAGGTCATCCAGACGCCGGGCGACGGCCTGATGATCTTCCAGGGGATGCAGGACCACACGGCGGACAGCATCAAGTCTCTTGAGGGCTTTCATCGCGCCTGGGTCGAGGAGGCGCAAAGCCTGTCTGCATTATCGATGGGTCTTCTTCGCCCAACGATCCGATGGGAAGACAAGAAGCGCGGGCTAACATCCCGCCTCATGTTCTCGTGGAACCCTCGGCGCAAGGCCGATCCGGTGGACATGATGCTGCGCGGCCCGGAAGTCCCATCGGGCGCGACAGTGGTCCGCGCCAACTGGTCCGACAACCCTTGGTTCCCGGACGTGCTGGAACAGGAGCGGCAAGACTGCCTGCGCCAGACGCCTGATGAATACCAGCATATCTGGGAAGGTGGATACGCAACCATCGTCTCGGGCGCCTACTACGCCAAGGCGCTGGCCGAAGCCCGCCGCGAGAACCGCATCGGTCGCGTGGCTCGTGACCCGCTGCTTGAGGTTCGGGCCTATTGGGATATTGGCGGCACGGGCGCGAAAGCCGACGCGACGGCAATCTGGCTGGTTCAGTTCGTCGGCAAGGAAGTCCGCTGGCTGGATCATTACGAGGCCGTGGGCCAGCCGCTAGAGGCGCATGTGCAGTGGCTTCGGTCGCGGGGCTATCAGGTAACAACCTGCGTCCTGCCGCATGACGGGGCTAACCACGAAAAGGTTTTTGCCGTCAGTTACGAAAGCGCGCTGCGGCAAGCCGGCTTCAACGTGGTGGTGATCCCGAACCAGGGGCGCGGTGCGGCATCGGCGCGGATCGAGGCACTGCGGCGGCTGTTCCCCAGCTGCTGGTTCAACGAGGAAACGACCGGCGGGGGCCTGGACGCCCTCGGTTGGTATCACGAGAAGCGAGACGATCAGCGCGGCATCGGGCTGGGGCCTGAGCATGACTGGTCGTCACACAGTGCGGATGCGGCGGGCTTGGTCGCCGTCGCCCATGCGGCGCATCGAGACGCGCGCAAGGTGCCGACGTATCGGCCTCGGAAGGTGGTTTGAATGGCTGACAATACGACCATCGCGCAGGTGTTCCGGCTGATCGAGCAGGCGGAAGAATACGCCGGATCGCAGGAAGGCAGCCGGGAAACCGCCCTGCGCTACTACAACGGCGACAAGACGCTGGTGGAGGCAGACAAGGGCTTTTCGACCGTCGTCAGCAAGGACGTGCGCAAGCATATCCAGAAGCTCATGCCCTCGGTGATGCGCACGATCCTGTCGAATGACGTGATCGCGCAATACGAGCCGACCGGGCCTGACGTGCCAGGCCAGCCGAGCAAGGAAGCGCAGGCCGAGCAGGCCACGGACTACATCAACGGCCACGTCATCCCGGCGTGCAATGGTGAGCGCGCCATCCATGATGCGGTCTTCGACGCGCTGCTGGTCAAGACCGGCGTGCTGAACTGGGGCGCCTATGAATCGCGCCGCGTGGTCGTGCAGGAGTTCAGCGGCCAATCGCCCGACGTTCTGATGGGGCTGGACGAGCTTGGAGACGTGGAGGACGTTGAGCAGGCCGAGGACGGCAGCGTGTCGTTCCGCCTGCGTCGCATCGAACGCGAGGTCAAGATTGTGCTGCGTGCCGTCCCGCGTGGGGCGTTTCTGATCCACCCGCGCGCCACCGGGATCGAGGATAGCCCAATCGTCGGGGAACGCCAGAACCTGACCCGATCCGAACTGGTGTCGCGCGGATACGACAAGGACCTGGTCTGGGCGATCAATACCGAAAATGAACCGGCCGACCCTGATGCGACAGCCCGGCGCGGAGACGATGACGACGACGACACCGACGCCGATGTGGCGAAGGCCATGCAGACCGTGCGCATCTTCGACGTATTCATCCAGATGGACACGGACGGCGACGGCATTGCCGAGCTGCACCGCTTCGTCGTGGCCGAAGGGTCCGACCATGGCGACGATGAGGGGCGCATCGTCCTTGAACACAGCTTTGCGACCGAGATCCCCTATGCTGACGTGATCGCGGAATATGAGGCTCACCAGTTCGAGGGGCACTCGATTGCCGAAGACCTGATCGACATTCAGGACATCAACACGACGCTGACGCGGCAGACGCTCGACAACATCTATCAGGCGAACGACCCGACGCCGTTTATCCAGGCCGATGCGGTCGAAGACCTTGACCCGCTGTTCAACCGGGTGCGCGGCAAGCCCGTGCTGCTGTCTCAGGGGCGCTCGGCGCAAGAGGCGGTCCAGTTCCAGCCGATCCCGTTCTTTGGCGACAAGACCTGGGCGATGAAGCAGCAGATCGACGCCGAGGCTCTGGACCGGACCGGCATCAGTGACCAGTCGGGCGGCCTGCCCCCCGAGGCGTTGCAGAATACCAGCGCGACGGCGGCGATGATTGCCAGCGACAGCGCCATGGCTCGGTCTGAGATGCTGGTCCGCAATCTGGCGCGCGGTGGTTTACGCAAGGCTTTCCGGGGCCTGCTGCGGCTTGTCGTGGCCCATGCTGATCAGCCCCGGACGATCAGGATGCGCGGCCAGTGGGTGCAGGTCGATCCTCGCGCCTGGGACGCTGACATGGACTGCACGGTCAACGTGGGCCTTGGCTCGGGCACCCGCGAGCGCGATATGGCGATGTTGCAGCAGATCCTGGGCATTCAGCAGACCGTCATGGCGTCCTTGGGTCCGATGAACCCACTGGTGAAGCCGGAACAGCTCTACAACACGCTCAAGAAGCTCTGCGAGACGGCCGGCTTTGCCTCTGCCGATCCGTATTTCACGCAGCCCGATCCAGCAGAGGTGCAAAAGCAGGCGGAAGCGCAAGCCAATCAGCCCTCGCCCGAGCAGATGAAGGCCCAGGCCCAGATGCAGATCGAGCAGATGAAAGCCGAGGCTCGCACCCGGGTTGAGGAGGCGCAGTTGCAGGCCGATCTCAAGGTCAAGCAGGCCGAAATCGCGGGGCAGGAAGCTCTGGAACAGCTCAAGATCGCCAGCGACGCCGATCTGGCGCGGATGAAGGCCGAATTGGACCTCTACAAGCACCGCGACACGATGCAGCTGGAATGGGCGCGTCTCGGCCAGCAGGCCCAGGAGGCGCAGCGCCAGGAATTGCCCTATGTCGCGCGGTGAGCTTCAATATCTGGTCGATCACCCCGACCTGAACAAGCTTTTCGATGATGTGGAGAGCGCGGCGATGGATGCCGCCGTGTCCGCGCCGCTCAACGACGACGAAACGCGCCGCAACCTCATGGCCGAGGTGCGCGCAATCCGATCTGTCCGCCGGAAACTGCGCCACGCAGTCACGCTGGCGGGCGATACCGAGGCTTAAGCCCGGTCCACCACCCCAATGAGGTGAGCAAATGAGCGACTTCCCCGAGGAAGGCGACGAACACGTTGCGGTCGATACCGCTGGCGACGACTTTGACGAGGATCGTGAATACGACACCCTTGGCGAAGCCGCGCAGGCGCTCGGTGACGACGATGAGGGCGAGGAACAGCCGGAAGCGGAAGGCGAAGAGCCGGAAGCCGAGGATGGGCCAGCCGATGAGGTGAAGATCACGCTGTCCGATGGCACGGAGATTTCGCTTGGCGAGATCGAGAAGGGCTATCTGCGGCAGGACGACTACACCCGCAAGACCATGGAGGTTGCGCAGGAACGCGAGCGTGTCACGGCATACGATGCCACGCTGCGCGAACGCGCTGCACTCATCGAAACCGCGCAGCAGAAGCTTACTGCGCTTGTCCAAGGGCTGATCCCCCCGGAGCCGCCTGCCCATCTCGCCAACACCAACCCTGCGCAATACGTGCAGGCGCAGGCGATGCGGCAGCAGGCTATGGCGGAGCTGAAAGGCTGGCTCGATGCCGGCGACGAGACGGCGCAGGCCGTTGGCGCGCTGACGGAAGCCCAGACCGCACAGGCCCGCTCGGCGGAAAACGACATGCTCATCAAGGCTCGCCCGGCGTTGAAAGACCCGGCCGCGCTGGCGAAGTTCGACGGCGAGGTTGCAGCCGCAGCCAAGCAGTTCGGCTTTCCGGATGACATGATCGCCGCCACGCATGACCACCGCGTCAGGCAGATGGCGTATTACGCGGCTATCGGGCTGCGGGCAGAGGCGAACCGCAAGGCGGCCTCGCGCCGCGTCGAGGCGCCGAAGCAGGGGAAGCCGACGCCAGTCACGACGGCACCGGACAAGAACAGGCAGGCCATGCGGCGTTTGTCGCAAACCGGGTCCATCAAAGACGCTCTGAAAATCGACTTTGACTGACCGCCAGTCACAGAGGAAATAGCTATGGCTATTGTGGCGAATACGTTCCAGTCCACTGGATCGAAAACGAACCGGGAAGAACTGTCCGACGTCGTGGACATGATCACCCCGGAAGATACCCCCATCTACAGCATGATCGGCAAGGGGACGGCGAAATCCACGCACCCCGAATGGTCGATTGACGAGCTTCGCGCCCCTGGTGCGAACGTGCAGGTCGAGGGTGACGAATACATCTTCAACGCCATCGTCGCGCCCAAGCGTGTGGGCAACTACACGCAGATCTTCCGCGACAGCTTCGTGCTTTCCAACACCCAGGAAGCCGTTGACGACGCGGGCCAGGCGCTGAAAGTCAAGCACCAGAAGGTCAAGGTGGGCAAGGCGATCCGCAAGGACGTGGAATTCTCCATCGTCTCGAACGTGGGTTCGGTGGGCGGCGCGACCCGCGTCTCGGCCGGCCTGCCGGCGTGGATCACCACCAACGCCAGCCGTGGCGCCACTGGTGCGAACGGCGGCTTCCAAGTCGGCACCGGGCTTGTCACCCCGGCGACCAATGGCACCCAGCGCGCGTTTACCAAGACGCTGCTGGACAACGCCCTCCAAGCCGCCTACTCGGCCGGCGCCGACGTGACGGACCTTGTCGTGGCGCCCTACGTCAAGTCGGTTTTCGTGACCTTCATGTCGGACGCCAACGTGGCCCCGTTCCGCTATGCCGCGTCCAGCGGCAGCAAGAATACCATCGTCGCGACGGCGGATATCTACGAAGGCCCCTATGGCAAGGTCGCCATCACCATGGATCGTGTCATGGCGGCTTCGGTGGCGACGGCGCGCAACGCCTTCCTGATCGACCGCGACAAGCTGGAATGGCTGTGGCTGCGGAAGATCGCCGAAGACAAGGACCTGGCAAAGACCGGCGATGCGCAGAAGCGCGTCATCATCGGTGAGGGCTGCCTCAAGGTGACCAACGAGGCCGGCCTTGGCGTCATTGCCGATCTGTTCGGGACCACGCCGAGCACCTGATAATCGGGGGCGCGATCATGCGCCCTCTCATCGCATGGGAGGCCGATATGGCATCGAATGACAAAGACGCGGCCAAGGCCGTGGACGCTGTGACGACCCCGGACAAGCCGGCGGCCGCCGCACCCAAGAACGAGGAAGTCGTCGCGGATATCGGGCATCTGCGCGTCAAGACGGCCGCTGAAAAGCGCGTCGAGGCCGAGACCGGCAACAAAGAGGACCATTGGCTGCGGCCGGCGAAGGAAGCGCACGCCGACGCGGCCAAGGTCAGCATCGTTGCGCCGCTCGGGGCCGAGAGCGAAACCTCGGATCTGGCCGACGACGAGCTGACGCGCATTCGCCTGCTGTTCGACTGGCACGACGGCCAAGGCGTGTTCCACGAGCGCGGCAAGCAGATGGACATGATCCGCAACGAGGCGGCCAAGCTGCTGGCGCAGGGGATGGCGGAGCGGGTCAACCCGCCTCCGGTCGATCCGGTCGAAAAGGCGATGGCCGAGGCCAAGCTGAACGCGCTGAAATGACCATGGGCGGGCCGGGAGACTGGCCCGCTTCATCATAGAGAGGATGAGCAATGGCTGAACCGAAAGAAGCGACCACGCCCGTGCGGCTGCTGGTGGATTACTGGGCCGAAGAGGACGTGCGGACCCCGGCCGGCGAGGTCATCGACGTGCCGATGAGCGTTGCCATGGACCTGCTGTCCGAAGGCAAGGCCCAGCGTGCGGACAAGTTCGGCAAATGACCATCCGCGATAGCGACGGGTTCGAGCTGGTGGAGCACGACCCGTATACCGGGCGGTCCGTCTGGTCGTATTTCGACGGTGAAAAAACCGTCTACCGCATCGATCAGCCCGTTGACGATGTGATCCGCTCCAACGCCGAGGAGCGCGCCCACGCCGGCACGAAATGGCGCGGGGATTGGCACAAGATCGGCAGCATCCCGATGAACGTCTATCGCGCGAGCGGGATGCACGACGCCATCGGCCAGAAAGACGACAGGTTCATTGCGCGCTGGCTGACCGACAACGACGCATGGCGAACCAAGGACGGGAGGCTTTAGGCCATGAATTACGCGGAGCTTGTCACGGAAGTCGCTCTGCGTTGCGGCCTGCCCGAAATCCCAGCGCGAGCGGAGTATCTGACCCGTCAGGCCGAGCGCGACCTTGAAAAGGTGCTGCGCGTTGGGCCGATGGAGGCCGAGGCGACCCTGACGGCGGATGCCTACGGCAAGGCTGCGCTGCCTGCCGATTTCTTGGCGTTTCGCAGCGACGGCAAGTCGTCATGGCCGGTTTCCGGCAATGGTATCACGGTTCGGCCGAGCCAGGTTTTCATCCTGACCTATTACGCCAAGCTGCCCAGCGTCGTGGACAACGGCACCAACTGGCTTCTGGACATTGAGCCGGAAATCTACGTCCTTGCCGTCCTCCTGCAAGCCTATGGCGCGGCGATGGACGAGCGCGCCGCTGCGGTGGGATCGATGCTGGCCGAGCGGGTGAAGGCTTTCGTTCGCGAGGATCGGATTGCCCGCTATGGCGCGCAGAAGATCGATATTTCCGGGGTGGCGCGATGACGACGGCTCAAGACGTGCTGCAATCCGTGCTGACCAAGGCCGGTCTGGATTACATCAGCCCATCCATCGCCAACGGCGGGGAGCAGGTTCAGGAAATCGTGGACCTGATTAACGAGACGGGCAAGGATCTGGCTCTGCGCGGCGAGTGGCGCGAAATGCTGGCGTCGGCACCGGTCGGGGTATTGCCTGCCGATTTCGGCAAGCCTGCAATCGTGGTGACGGCGACCGGAACCCAGGCGCGGCGCGTCACCGATCCGGGGCAATGGGCGTTCCTGGCTGCGAACCCGCCGGAGCATCCCTATTATCGCATCGCTGGCGGTGCCGTGGAGATTGCGCCCGTCATGGCTGCAACCCTGTCCTATTGGTCCTCGCACTGGACCGACGCTGGCGAGGCTGTGACGTCGGACGGCGACGAGATCTATATCCCGATGGTGCCGATGGTGTCAGGGGCCTTTTACCGCTGGCTGCGCAAGAAGGGCCTGCCGTTCGATGACCAGATGGCCCAGCACGAGGCCGAGGTCGCAGCGGCCCAGAAGGCCGACAGGGGGCTGTGATGCTGCCGAGCCGTATCCGCCCGCCGAGAGGCAGCACCGAAAGCGCCAAGCCCGCGCCGATGGCGGTCAAGACGTTCAACGCGCCCACGGCTGGGGTTGTGTCCAATACCACCTTGGCGACGGGAAAATCCGCACTGGTGCTCGAAAACTTCTGGCCGACGCCGCAGGGCATCGAGCCTCGGGGCGGATATGCCTATGTCGCGCGGGCCGGGACCGATCCTGTCGTCACGCTCTTTGAGCACAAGGCAAGCGCGACCTACTTTGCCGCAAGCGCCACGGGGATTTATCCGTTCAACGCTTCTACCTCGGGCGGGGCCTCGCTCGATCCGTCCGTTACCGGCCTGACAAATGGCAACTGGTCCACCTACGAGGTGCAGAACAGCGGCGGCAACTTTCTGCTGTGCGTGAACGGCGCTGACAACCTGCGGCGCTTCGACGGCTCCGTGTGGCTGACGATTACCGGCACCGGAACCGGGGCGATCACCGGGGTCAACACGAACACGCTCAATTTCGTCTGGGGGCACCGCAACCGGGTGTTCTTCATCCAGAACAACAGCACCTCGGCTTGGTATCTGGCGACCAATGCGGTGGGCGGCGCAGCGACGGAGTTGCCCCTGGCTGGCGTGTTCAGGCGCGGCGGATCGCTGATGATGGGCGGCACCTGGTCCAGCGATAGCGGCGCGGGTCTTGATGATCGGTGTTTCTTCGTGACGGACGCGGGTGAGGTGGCGATATTCACCGGCGCCAACCCGGGTGACGTGAACAACTGGTCCTTGGTCGGCGTCTATGACGTGGGCATTCCGCTCGGCCGCAAGTCGATGGTCTATATCGGCGGCGACGTGCTTTTCGGGACGCGGCGAGGCATCATCCCCTTGTCCGCGGTGGTGCAGAAAGACCCGGTGGAGTTGGCGGCCTCGGCCGTTACGGCGCCGATCCAGCCCGATTGGAACGCCACGGTCGAGCGCGTGGCGGGCGGCTGGCGCGTCGGGAAATGGTCCACCATCGGGATGGTATTCGCCATGCCCTTGGGAGCCTCGACGCTAGCGCCAGAGATCTATGCCGCCAATGCCGAGAGCGGGGCATGGTGCACGATCACCGGCTGGGATGCGACCGACATTCAGCAGCTTGGCGACCGGCTCTATTTCGGCACCGATGCGGGCCGGATCTGCCGCGCATGGGTGGGGGGCATTGACCGCGACATGCCCTATCTCTGCCGCGCCCGGTTGGCTTTCGATCACCTGTCGGAGCCTTCTGCCTGGAAGTCGGCGAGCGTCATGCAGGCGGTCTGGAAGGTGCGCGGGAAGATCGACTATTCCATGGGACTTGCCCGCGATTACGGCAACCAATGGGGGGCGCCTCCCTCGGTCGCATCGATAGGCGATCCGAATGCCGGAATGAGCGATTGGGACGTGGCAATCTGGGACGTGGCACCTTGGGCGTCTGATCCGGGGAGCTACGGCATCGTGAGCGGCTGGCGCTCGGTTACCGGCATGGGCTTCGCCTTCGCCCCGACCGTCCAGCTTCTCTGCAATTCGTCGGCCAAGGTGAGCTGCCAGTTGCAGCGCATCGACGTGGGCTTTGTCTCGGGCGGCGCCGTCACATGATCCCGATGCACGCGCATCAGGAAGCGCTCAGGGTGTTCCTTGAGCGCGGCCTTGGCATCGAGATCGGCCCGGCGCAGTTCATGGGCTGGGCGCGGCCTGACGGCATCGTGGCGAGCATCGCGTTCAACAACTATCACCCGCAGGAAGGCGTGATCGAGTTGCACGGCTACGCATCTACGCGCGACTGGTGCAACAAGGACCGGCTGCGGGAACTGTTCCAATACCCGTTCGACCAGCTTGGCGTTCGCCTCTGTGTCGCCCGGATCTCGGAGCACAACCTTACCGCCCGGCGCGTCTGGCGCGCTTTCGGGGCGAGCGAATTCATCATCCCAGAGCTTCGCGGACCCGGTGAGGCCGAAGCGATCTACACGCTGCACCGCGACCAGTGGGCGGCCAGCAAATTCATGAGGTGAGTCATGGGGAAACGACAGCCAAGCGCCCCCGATCCCGTTCGCACCGCCGCCGCCCAGACCGGAACGAACGTCAGCACGGCGGTAGCCAATGCGTTCTTGAACAACGTAAACCAAGAGACCCCGTATGGTTCGCTGAACTATAACGCTACCGGGAATTACAGCTGGACCGACCCCAGCACGAACCAGACCTACAATATCCCGACGTTCACTGCGACGCAGAGCCTGACGCCGGCCGGGGAGCGGCTGCAAGACGCGACCATGGCGACACAGCAGAACCTTGCCGACACGGCCCAGACGGCATCGGGGCGGCTCAACAGCATGCTTTCCTCGCCGGTCGATCTGTCGAACGCCCCCGCTGCTGGGGCCACGCCGACCATGCAGACGGTAGGGGCGGCCAAGCCGATGCAGACCAGCATCGCAGGCGCCGGCAACATCACCCGGACCTATGGAACGGATTTCTCGCAGGACCGCGCCAAGGTCGAGCAGGCGATCATGGACCGGGCGGCAGGAGGGTTGGAGAACGACCGGAAGGCCCTTGAGCAACGGCTGGCAGACCAGGGCATCGCCATCGGCTCGGCGGCGTATCAGTCGGCGATGGACGACTACAACCGTGGCGTCAACGACATGCGGACCTCGGCCATTCTGGCGGGCGGGCAGGAGCAATCCCGAATGGCCGGGCTGGAGGCGCAGCGCGCGCAATTCCAGAACGCGGCGCAGAACCAGCAATGGACGCAGAACGCCCAGCAGGCGCAATTCCGCAACTCGGCGAACCAGCAGAATTTCCAGAACAGCCTGAGCCAGGCCGGGTTCAACAACGACGCGCGGTCGCAGCAATTCGACCTGCAAAACACGGCGCGGAACCAGTATCTGCAAGAGACCTACGCCAACCGTAACCAAGGGCTGAACGAGATCCTCGGGCTGATGAACGGGTCGCAGGTGCAGAACCCGAATTTCGTGAACACCGGACAGAACAACATCGCGAACACCGATTATGCCGGGATCGTCCAGCAGGATTTCCAGAACCGCATGGGCCAGTATCAGAACCGCATGGGCCTGTTCAACAACCTGGGCAGCGGGATCGGGTCACTGTTCGCCCTGTCTGATCGAGATGCCAAGACCGATATCGAGAAGGTCGGCAAGACGGACGATGGCCAGAACGTCTATGCCTACCGCTACAAGCACGAAGGCGAGGGTGGGCCTATCCACATGGGCCTGATGGCGCAGGAAGTCGAGAAGAAGCGGCCGGAGGCGGTCGTCAAGGGCGCCGATGGCCTGCGCCGCGTCAATTACGGCATTGCCCTGGGGGTCTGACATGCAATCGTTCATTTTCGGCGGCAATACCGGCATGACCTACCAGGACATGCTCAGGCAGCGTCAGCAGGCGCAGCAACTGCAACAGGGCATCGACAACGTGTCTGGCCCCGGTGGCGGCCTGAACGCGCTGGCAAAGGGCTTTGCGGCCAACATCCTGAACAAGCGGGCCAATGAGGCGCAAAAACAGGGCATGGAGCAGGCCAATTCGGCTTGGGATCAGTATGCCGGGGGCAGTGCCCTGGGGCAGCTGTTCCAGCAGCGGTTCGGCGGTGGCGCCCCTTTCGTTGAGGGGGCTTCGCAGCCGGCCCCGCAAGAAGCGGTTGCAGGGGCCTTCCAAGGCGCGGCTGAGGCGAGCGGGCAGTTCCCGGCCTCGCTGATCCGCACTGAAAGCGGCGGGAACTGGAACGCGCTGAACAAGGAAGGCTATGGGGGGCGGCTGCAATTCGGCGCCGCTCGATTGGCAGACGCGGCCCGTGCCGGTCTTGTTCCAGAAGGAACCACGGGGGCGCAATTCTCCCGCATGTCGCCTGAGCAGCAGCAAGCGGTCGAGAGGTGGCACTTCGCCGACATTGACCAGCAGGCGGCGGCGCGGGGGCTGGATCGTTATATCGGCCAGAACGTCGGCGGGCAGCAGATTACGCAAGACAGCATCCGGGCCATGGCGCATTTGGGCGGGATCGGCGGCGCGGCAAAGTTTCTTGAAAGCGGCGGTCGGTCGAACCCGCAGGACAGCAACGGCACCAGCTTGGCCGATTACGCCCGCATTCACGCAGGCCCGAGCCAACAGGCAGCTCAGCAACCGCAGATGCCAGGCATGGACGCCGACATGGCGCAGATGGCCGCGCTGATGGGCAACCCGTTTCTGGACGAGGGTCGGCGCTCCGTGTTGCAGGCCATGTTCCAGCAGCGGCTTGGCCAGCAGAACGCGCTTTACGAGCAGCAGATGGCGGCGCAGGACCCGTATCGGCAGGCGCAGTTGCAGCAGATCCAGTTGCAGAACGAGGCGCTGCGGACGGGGGCATCTGGCAATCCTGCCGACGTGCAGTCGCTGAAATGGCGGGCGGAAGCGGCCGGACTGGTTCCGGGGACCCCGGAGTATCAGGAATTCATGCTCGGCGGCGGTAGGGTCAACGGCGGGGAAGGCCCGGCGGCCTTCCAAGCGCTCCACATGCAGGCGCTTGCGGCTGGTTTCGAGGAGGGGAGCCCGGAATATCGTCAGTTCATGGCCACGCGCGGCGCAGGTCTGGCGGCCGAGGCGGCGGCGACTGGCAAAGCGAATGCCGAGGCAACCGTGTCGGCCCCTGGTGACTACCAGGCCGCCCAGAACGCGCTGGATCTGATCGACAACATCCGGAATGACCCTGCGCGCGGCGGGGCTACCGGCAAGTCGTCCATCTTCAATCGCATTCCCGGAACGGCGGGCTATGACTTCGCGCAGAAGGTGGAACAGGCCAAGAGCGGCGCGTTCCTGACCGCCATTCAGCAGATGAAGGGCTTGGGCGCGCTATCGAACAACGAAGGCATGGCGGCGACCGCTGCGGTCACGCGCATGAACACGGCCATGACCGAGGAAGGCTTCATGGAGGCGCTGGACGAATACGAGAAAATCGTTCGGCAGGCTTTGGCGCGGGCGCAGGCAAAGGGCGGCGGCCCGCAGCAAGCGGCGCCTGAGGCCGTCGCTCCCGTCGCGGCGGCACCAGCCCCACAGCAGCAAGCCCAACCCACGCGCCGCCGCTACAACCCGCAGACCGGGAGTTTCGAATGATCGAGATCGAAGGCCCGGATGGCGTCATTTACGAGTTCCCCGAAGGGACCGACGACGCCACGATGCAGAAGGCCATGCAGCAGGTCTATGGCGCTCCGCAGCAGGCCCAGCCCGCCGGTCAAGGCTTTGGCAACAACGTCGCTCAGGCGGCCGGTGACGGCCTGTTCTTCGGCTTCGGGGACGAGATCAGCGCCCGGCTGAACGCGATGACCGGCTACGATGCCAACACCGGCACCTATGGCAATTGGGGCACGACCTACGACGATCAGCTTGCCGCTGTCCGGGGACAGGAAAAGCAGTTCCGCGAGGATCACCCCTATGTTGCCACGGGAGCCGAGATCGGCGGGGCGATGATCCCTGCCGTTGCTGGCGTGGGGGCGGTGGGGCAGGCGGCTTCCCTTGGCGGGAAGGTTGCCAGGGGCGCGGCGGCTGGCGCTGCGATGGGCGGCCTTTACGGCTTCGGTGAAGGCGAGGGCAGGGCGGCGGATCGGGCAGACAATGCCATCGGATCAGCGGTGACCGGCGGTCTGGTCGGCGGCGCTATCCCTCTGGCAGGATCGGCTCTGGGTTCCCTGTTTCGCAATCGTGCCCAGAGCAAGGCCATTGCCAACGCAGCCAAAGGAGCCCCGACGACCGAAGAGCTGCGATCGATGGGCAATGCGCTTTACAAGCAGGTCGATGATGCCGGGGTGCAGATCAAGCCGGAATCGTTCAGTGCCCTTCGAGAAAGCCTGCTGGATCGGCTGCGGAGCGGCACGGGCTTCGATGAACTCCCAGGCCCCGGCAGCCTGACGCCCAACACCGGGCGCGTGATGCAGATCATGGAGCAGGCCGACAACACCCTGACCGGGACGCCCACGGCGGCCTTGCCGTTCAAGAGCCTCGATCAGATGCGGCGGCAGGCGGGCGCGGCGGCTGGCAATGTCGCCAACAAGACGGATCAGGCGGCCGGCATGTCGGTCATTCAGGGGCTGGACGACTTTGTTGAGAAACTCGGGCCTGACGATGTGGTCGCAGGCGATCCGCAAGCACTGCAATCGGCCATCACCAAGGCTCGCGAGGTCTGGGGCCGCATGTCGAAGTCCCAGCTTGTGGACGATGCCATGGAGCGGTCGGAGAACTACTTGAGCGGTTCAGCCAGCGGGATGCGCAACCAGTTCAAGAACATCCTGCAAAACAAGAAGCTGGCGGCGCGGTTCACGGCGGCTGAGCGGGCAGCGATGCGGCAGGTCACGCATGGCGGCCCGCTGTCTCAGTTGGTCAACCTGGCCGGCGGGGGGCTGGCGCAGATGGGAACCATAGCGACCGGGGCGGGCCTAGGAGGCGTCCCCGGCGCGGCGGCGGGCGCAGCGGTAGCGACGGGACAGCGCGCCTTGCAAGAGGCGCTGGTCGCGCGGGCAGCGGAACGAGCGCGGGCGGCTATCGCCAGCGGCGCTCTGAACCGTCCCGAGGTGGCGCAGCAGCTTGCTATCGCTGGGAAAGGATCTGAGCGGGCGCTGAACCATCTTCTGTTCGGCGCTGCGCCTCAGACTGCGAACGCCCTGCAACAGTTACTGCAAGGGCAATAGCCAGCAGCACAAGCGCCCCCACGATGGCGCGCATGTCCTTCTCGTTTCGGCTGATCCGCCACATGCAATAGAGGAAGGCAAAGGTCAGGCCGTTGGCGAATAGAACGGCGGTGACGATCTGGGACATGCTCATGCTACAGCACCCCCAGCGTGGCAATCGCCAGTCCGACCGGGGCCAAGTTGGGGAACGCGAGGAACGTCAGGAGGATGGTCATGGGAGAGATCATCCCCACAATATAGCGCAGATCCCCGCGTGGGGAAGCGCCTCAATCATGAAAGGAAGCAGCATGGGTAAACCGATCCAACCGGGGCCTGACAGGTTCCCGCTATATCCTCGTGAGAGTGTTGTTCAGCCACTCCACAACCCCGGTCTTATTGGAAGCTCTGCGATAGTTCCCTCGACCGGTCAGCTCAAGGATGATTATGCCGTCGTTGTCGTCAATGATACCGATGTTGAGCAAGCCCTTGATGATTGCTGACGGCAGAAAGTCTGTGTCAATGATCCAGATTGATTCGAGGGGCCAGCACCAACCAGAGTAGGAGCGGAGGGCCTCGTAAAGCCTGTCGTAGTCTTGCGCGGTCACTTCGCGCCTCAGGTCGTAGCTCACAGCATAAAGTGCCATCGTTCACCCTCCATTTCCCGCAACCCTAAGCGGTAGCGGAACGATTCGCCCATCCAGAACAAACGAGAACACCACAGCCGTCCTTCGGGGCGGCTTTTTCATGGAGGCCGCCGTGCCGTTCAATCCATCTGGCGTGTTTCAGCGTCTCTATCGCTGGGTCACCGACCGAGACAACAGCATCCCCATCGACTCCACCCGCATGGATGCGGAGATGGACGGCATGGTCACGGGGATCAACCAGATCGTCAACGGGACGCAGGCGTTCACCGGGACGATCAAGGGGCCGACTGGCACGTCAGCGACGCCCGCGTTCACGTTCTCGAACGATCCAGACACGGGCATGTATCGGGGTCTGGCGGATACGGTAGGATTCTCGGCGGGCGGCGCAATCGTGTTCACGATGGGTCCGACAGCGGTTCAGGCGTTCCAGCCGCTGAACATGAACAGCAACCAGGTTATTGGCCTAGCCGCCGGTTCCAGCGCCGGTCATGCGGTGCGCTACGATCAGGTCATGCTGCTGAACGGCAATAACGCCATGACCAGCCCGTTGCGCGTCCCCGCTGGCAGCGACACGGTTCCCTCGCTGCAATTCGACAATGCGAACAACGGCCTGTCTTGGGTGACCGGCACTGGCCCGGTCTTTACCGCTGCGGGCGGGGCTATCGCGCGCTTGACTGCGGGCACCTCCCTGGCAACGGCTGACGCTATCGTCACCCGTCAGGCGGGCGATGCGCGCTATGCGCAGGCGTCTCGCTCCATTGCGACTGGCGACGGGCTGACCGGCGGCGGAAACCTCAGCGCAGACCGCACCCTTGCCGTCGATGCGACTGTGCTGCGCACGAACGCCGCCAGGACGATCAGCGCCGTGCTGACCTTCAACGCCGACGCCATGTTCCAGGCGGCCAGCATGAAGGCCGTGTTCTCGAACGACGGTGCGCGTCGGGTGGCTATCACCTATCGGAACAACGCGACCGATACGGTGAACCAGTGGATCAATGCCGGCGGAGACGTTGAATTCACTAGCCCAACCAGCCGCAGCATCATCTTCTCGATGGGCACGATCTTCCGCCCGTCCGGTGACGGGGTGACGGTCGAGCGGCACACGGATGATGGCGACGGCGGCGGTATCTGTGTCCGGTCGGTAACGAACCCGACCACGGGCATGATCTTCTCGGTTCGGTCGCAGGGTGGAGCCTTGGGCCTCGGCGTGCATCAGGACAAGGTGACGACCAGCCGCGCAGAAATGTATATCGGCGCATCGAACACCGGCACAGGCGGCAACCGCGTGGTGCATTCCGGCATGACGGCTGGGTCAGTCGGAGAGCTTTGCTTTGCCAAGAACAAGAGCGGGTCAACGACCGGCTTCGGGGCAACCGTCGCCGGCAGCAATCTTGAGCCAAGCTCGGCCGCCGGAACCGATATCACCGCATCGCTGACCGGGACGTGGCGATGCCTTGGCTATGCCCCGAACACCGGCGTCACCCTGTTCAGAAGGATTTCGTGATGCAGTTCGACATTTCCAACCCGCGCTGGTCTGGCGCGGGCAGCATCGACGTGGACTGGCAGCACCCGGAACACGGACTGATCCCCTACACCGCCATCGACGCCAGCGGAGAGCCTGAGATGCAGGCCATCTGGGACGGCCTCATGCGCGGCGACTACGGCACCATCCAGCAGGAGCAGAACAATGGCTGATTACGCACCTATCCCCGTGACTTCCGCGACCTGGACGGCGCTTCCGGCCGCGACCGAGGCGGGCATCCTGCAGTGCCAGGGCGGCGCTATCCTCGTGACCCGGCACAGTGCGCCGAGCGGGGATAATGGCATCCGCCTGCAAGACGGCGATGCCATCGCCTTCGCCTCTGGCGACGTGTGGCGGTATCGCTTGGCTGGCAACGTCGGCGCCACCATCATCAGGGCCTGACCATGCGATTGATTAACGCCCCCGGCCCGATCTGGACGGGGTGGCCGCCGCTGGGCATGGGCAATGGATCGTCGCCATCCAAGCCGACCCTGACCGTCACCAACGGCACGATCACGCCATTCAGCCGCAGCGGTGTCGATTATGTCGAGATTGCATTCACCGCGTCTGGCAGCTTCACGCTTTCCGCCGGCATTGACTGGCACAACCGGGCGCTTGGGGCCGGCGGCGGCACGGGCGGGCGCGGCCAATCCACGACCTATGTCCCCGGCGGGGGCGGGGCTGGGGGGCTGCTTCGCACGCTGGGCGCGGCGCTGGCATCCGGGTCTTACGCAGTCACCATCGGGGCGGGCGGGGCCGCGATCACTTCCGGAAGTTCCCGAAATAACGGCAGCAACTCGGTTCTGTCTCTGCCCGGGGGCGGCACGGAAACCGCCATTGGCGGCGGTGGCGGGGCCACAGCTGGCGCCGGCGTGACAAACGGCGCTGACGGCGGATCGGGTGGCGGCGGGCGAGGCCAGAACACCAACGGCACCGGGGCCGCTGGGGCCGGCACATCTGGGCAGGGAAGCGCAGGCGGCTTGGGCTTCGGCAGTCCCGACGAGCCGCTGCGGGCAGCGGGCGCCGGCGGCGGCGCCGGTGGCGCAGGTGGAGCGGGGGCGTCTGGTGTTGCCGGTGCGGCTGGCGCTGGGGTTCTGCTGGACTGGATCGCAGCGCCTGCAACGGTGTGCATCGGTGGAGCGGGGATGCTTGCGGCCAACACAGACGCTTCGCCCGGCGCAACTCTCGGGTCTGGATCGCGCGGCGCGATCAACGCCGACGTGGGCAAGGGCGGCGACGGCTTCCTGTTCCTCGTCGTCCGGGCCGATCAGGTCAGTGTGGTGGCGGCATGAGCTATTACATCGCGAAAATCGAAAATGGCATCGTCTCGCAGGTGGTCGTCGTGGGCGAGGATTACGCGCTGGCCGAAGACGAGGCGCTGATCGGGCGCGAGAACACCGTAGGCATCGGCTGGTCGTTCGACGGCTGGCAATTCGCACAACCGGAAGTCGAGGTCGAAGAATGAGCACTTATCGCGGCATTAAGTCCATCCAGGTTTTTGACAGCCTGGAAGCGGCGCAGACGGCAATCCCGGCCAGTGCGGCCACCAGCATTGAGATCTGGGAGGACGGAGAAACAGCAGAATATGTCTTGGACCCAACCGGCGTTGACCTTGTCACCCACGACGGGCGGAGATGGAGGAAGGAGCTAGGAGAGCCTGGGCCGCCGGGGCCGGAAGGGCCTTCGGTAGAGGTTGTGGAATTCACGACCGACGCGGAGGCGCAGGCTTACTCGGCCGCCAATCCAACGGCCATCGTAATCAGCACGGAGGGGCTTTGATGGGCGGCGTGTTGCGTGCGGGCGCGGCGCAGCGCATCTATCGAGGCGGATCGCAGATGGGGGCCATGTTCCACGGCGGCCAGCTTGTCTGGGCCATCCCGACGCCGAAAATCGCACAGGTTTACATCGACCACACAGACGCGCCGCTCGGGAATATTTCGGCCCTGACCGCGCGCGGATCTTGGGCGCAGTCGTTCTCGAACATCGCCTTCACGGGCGGCGCCATCAACGCCATGGAGGCGGACGGGATCAGGATGAACGGCAATATCCTGCGGGCCGACATGACCCGGGGGCCGTTCGGAAAGATCACGGTGCTGTGCGACGTGACGCTGACGAGCGCAGGTCTGGCGACTTTTGCCGACCTTATTGCTGTCAATCCGGCTGGCGCCACGCCGACGAGGATCAGGATGGCCTATGGCACGTCCTTCTATCGCGGCATCGTGCCTGACAATATCAGCAACGATTTCTGGGTCGCCCCGCTGAATGTCAGGACCACGGTCGGTGTCGAGGTCGATCTGGTCAACGGTCTGTCACGGCTGATCGGCGGCGATGGCGAGGTCATGGAGGTCGCAAGCCTTGCGGCGGCGCCTGCGTCCATCACCCGTATCGAATTGTTCAAGGCCTGCATCGGCAAATGCCACAGCCTAGCCATTATCGCGGAGGCAGCATGAGCTTGCTCACCAGATGGTCCTTGGCCTCGGGACAGCGCCCTATCCCCTATCCCGATAAAAAGCATATGGTCATCATCGACGGCCAATCGCTCGGCCTCGGTCACAACGGCACCGCAGCCGAGCGGACGCAGGAGGGCTATCGCAACCGCCCTGCCTCCCGCATGCACCGGGGCCTGATGCGGAGCGATGCTGCCTTGACCATGCCGCTGCACGGCCCCCTCTCGCAGGGCTATGCGGCCGATCACGCCACGGGGCTCAGCTTCGCCGTGCCGGTTGGAAATATCCCGGCCTGCCTGACCTTCGCTTCGGCGCTCGATCTGTGGCGCCGTCAGCTCGGCCTGCCGCTGCATCGCATGATCGTAGGCTTCAACGGGATCGGCGGGCAATCAATCGTGCAATTCGATCACGACCCGTTGCCCGATCCGTTCGGCACCAAGATCCGCGACAACCACGCGCGTTGGCTTGCCGAGATGATGAGCGTTGAGCCGACTGCGGTGCCCTTGCTCTATGCCTGCATCCAGGGCGAGGCCGACGTGAGCCAGACGCCCGAATGGTATAGGGCGCAGGCGCATGTCAGCTACGACGCGGCGCTGGACGACATAGAAGCCGCAACGGGCGTCCGACCGCCGGTCGTGGTCTGGCAGACCGGGGCCTATACCAACGGCACGACGACGAATTCGGGTTCGACGCTAGCGCAGCTGCAACTGGTCGAGGATTACAGCGCTGCCTTCGCCGGGCCGCTCTATCCGAATTTTTTGGCCGACAACGTGGTGCACCCGACGCTGGATTATCAGATCCTGCATTGCGAGATTGCGGCCCTAGTCTGGGCACATCGCGAGGCGGGGCAGAACATCAACCTGCTGCCGCTGGCCCCGATCTGGTCGGGCAACACGGTGCGCATCCCCTTCAGCGTCCGTCCTGGCCGCTCGCTGGCGTTCGAGGCTGTCGACAAATACGCGGCCTATGGCGGGTTGACCAACCACGGTGTGGAAGCGACAGGCGCCAATATCACCAGCGTCACGCTGGACGGGAATGCGGTTGTTGTCACCTGCGACGGCCCCATGACGCAGGTGCAGATCGCAATGCAGTCGCAGGACGTGTCATCGTTCGCTGACGGCAGCCTTGGCAATTACGGCGCCCATCGCTGCGACATCATGGAGAGCGATCCCGAGGACAGCCTCATGCTGCCGGGTTGGAAGCTCAAGCGGTTCATCCCGTCCTGCCGCTTTGCTCGACCCTAACCAAACAGGAGGTCGCATGATGCTGCGAACCCTCGCCGCCGGCTTCGTCCGGTGGTTCACGCACTTCGGCAAGCGCAAGCTGGAATGGATGCTGGCCATATACACGCTCGGCTTCGGCCTCTGGCTGCTGATCCCGGCGACCAGCATGAGCGTGGCGAGCTTCTCGCGAGCCTTGGGCATCATGGGAGAGACTAGCTGGGGCGCGCTCTATGCCATCGTCGGCGCCTGTCATGCCGTGGCCCTCCATATCAACGGTCGATCCGCGTGGACACCCTTCGCTCGGCTCGCGGCCGTGTCGCTCAACAGCCAGGTTTTCCTAGCCATCACGGCGGGCATTTACCCGTCAAACCCGTGGGGCACAGGCGTTTTCACATACGGATTTCTAGGCATTGGCTTCTGCGGGGTCTGCATGGTGTCTGCCGCTGTGGACTGCGGGAAAGAGGTCAAGGTCTGGAGGATCCGCAATGCCGCCCACGAATGAGACGGTGCAGGCCATCGGCGCCGGTATCGCCGCGTTTCTGATCGCGCTCGGCACATGGTGGGGCACCAAGAAGGGCGATGGCAAGCCGCCTGCCGACCGGGCGCCCGCGCCTCATGAGGTCAAGGAGGCCATCGCGGACCTGCGCAAGCTGATCGAGGACGTGCGCGAGAGCCTCGACAACCACGACGACGACCATCGACAGATCGCGCGGCAGCTGGACCGGATCGAGAACCGGTTGCAGATCACGAACGAGGTCCAGCACTGGCGGGACCGGACCATCCCGCCGAGGTAAGCCATGCACTGGACCGCATCATCCTGCCTCGGGCTGCTGCTGACGGGGCGCTACAAGCCGGTCTGCGCCATTGCCTACGAGACCCGCGACTGCGCGGCGCGGCGGGCCTTCCTGCGCGCCATGGACCGGGTGTTCGAGCCTGACCATTGCCGGATCATCTGGGCGACATGGGCGGTCGGGAACGCGATCCGCTGACCGCCCACAAACTGGACGCATCCGCCCCGCACCGCTGATTTCCATCACCTGCGAGCACCACCATTTCGCCCAGCAATCGTTGGGCGAAACACCGATTCTCACCCGTCGCCAGCACCACCCCTGAGGCGGGCTTTTTCACGTGAGGACGACATGCAGCTAACTGCTGACCACCTGTCCGCCATCGCAGGCGCCGGGGTAAACGACAACATGCGCTCGACAGTCGCTGGGCTGGCGAAGGCCGGCGTCGGGGCCGGCCTGGAAAAGCCGCACCGGCTCGCGCACTACCTCGGGCAACTGGCGCACGAAAGCGGCGGCTGGCGCTATGACCGGGAAATCTGGGGGCCGACTGCGGCGCAGAAGCGATATGAGGGCCGCGCCGATCTGGGCAACACCCAGCCGGGCGACGGATCGCGCTTCCGGGGACGGGGGCCGGTCCAGATCACCGGGCGGGCGAATTATCGATCCTTCACGGCCTGGGCGCGCAAGCTGGACCCGAAGGCGCCGGATTTCGAGGTGACGCCCGATGCGGTCAACACCGACCCCTGGGAGGGCCTCGGGCCGATCTGGTATTGGTCCAGCGGCAACCCGACCCGCGCCAGCCTGAACAGCTACGCTGATGCCAACGATCTGACCACCATCACGAGGCGCATCAACGGCGGCACGAATGGGCTGGCTGATCGGCAGGCCCGATACGTCCGCGCGGCACTGGTGCTGGCCGGCTATGGCGCGACCGAGATCCGCCGCTTCCAGGTCGATGCCGGGTTGAACGCAGATGGGGTTGCCGGGCCGCGCACCATGGCGGCGCTGCATCAGCGGCTCAAGGGACTGCCGCCTGTTCGCTTCAGCGCGACCGCTGCACCGGGCAAACCCGGCTCTCAACCGACTTCAGCGCCGGGGCAGGGCGTCTTTGCCGCGCTGCTGGCGCTGCTGCAATCCATCTTTGGGGGAAGGAAATGAAGCTGGTTTCCGACTGGCGCCGCGTCTGGCGCTACTACTCCACGCAGGCCATGGCAATCGCCGCGACCGTGCAGCTGACTTGGGCGCAGCTGCCCGACGACATGCGCGCATCGGTGCCGCCTCACATCGTCAGCTATGCGACGGGCGCGCTGCTGGTGCTGGGCGTGATCGGCCGGCTGGTGGACCAAGGGGGTAAGCGATGAGCGATGTTGTCAAGTTGCAGGTAGTGCAGACTGTGCCCGAGCCGGACGGTGAAATCATCGCCGTGATCGAGGACCTGCTTGACCGCGCCAAGTCAGGCGACCTGCAAGCCATCGCCTATTGCACCGTGAGCGATGACGGTGCGGTCGGCACCGGATGGGCCGGCACTGACGGGACGCGCCATCCGCTCGGTATGGCAGTGTCTATCTTGTCGGTGCGCTATCCCACAGCTGTCATGAGGCACGAATGACCGCGTGGCTGATCGGGGCGCTGGTAGCGCTGGCCGGGGTCGTCGGCGCTTGGCTCAAAGGCAGAGGCCAGGGCAGGGCGGACGCCAAGGCGCGGCAGGACGCGGACACCATCAAGACAGTCGAAAGGATACAGGATGCGAAAGATCGCTCTCGCGATGCTGGCGGCGATTGGCGTGAGCGCCTGCGCCGGTCCAAGCGCGACTGACCCCGGGATTTGCCTCGGCCAGCGTGCCGATGTGGCGCGGCTGCGGGCGGCTCTGGAAGCCCATGCCGACACGCCGGACGCGGTGGGCGAGGCCGCGACCGACGTTGTGATCGGGTTCGAGACCGTCTGCCGCTAGACTCTGTGTTCCCGATGCGTTCTCATGCGCGCAGAGGGAATCGCCATGGTCCGCCACCGCCTACTCTTTGACCCCGGCACCACGCATGTCATCGTGACGTGCTGGCGTTGCAAGGACCGGCCGATCACCTTCTACCCTCAGGATCTGCCCGCAGATATTACCGAGCTGGAATTCTGCCGCCGCGCCAAATGCCGCGTCTGCGGTTGTGACCAGCCGTATCTTGACCGACAGCCGAAGGACACGCGAACGTCGTGGGGGCGATACGGGGCTTGATCGCTCACCCCTGACGCCGGGCGCGGTGCTGCTGCAGAGCCCCACCAACTTCTCCCGGGCAGACGCTAATCAACGCTTCACCTGCTTTGGTCAACGCCTCCGCCAGCGCGTCCGCGTGCCGGCGCTCGTCGGCTAGGGCGAGGGTCAGCCGCGCGCTGTCTGCAAGCGCGCCCTCCAACGCTCCGGTCAGCCTCTCCATCTCGGCGCGCAATCCGTCATGCTGATCTGCAAGGTTTCGATATGCTTCTGTTCCTATCCGGTCACATTCTGCATATGCCGCCATGTATTTCTTGGCGGTGTCCCGCTCGGAAGTCAACCGCTCCACCTCGGCGCGGAGGCGGGAGAGTTCGGCTTCGTCCGCTTCGATACGGTCAGCCGCTTCCGCGCCGCGACTGTGGAATTGGAGGCGCGACAATTCATCGTGCATCGCCATATCGTAGGGCATCCTCAAGACGCCCAGCAGCATCACGTCACTCATCGCGCGTCCTCCGGGGGCTGGGGCGGCTTCGGAAGCGGCGTCCAGTGGGTGGCCGGGAACTCATCGCCGGCAGTGGTGCGTATCCGATCCGACACGACGCAGATCTCCGGCACCCATCGCCAATCCTCATTCCGATATGTCGCGATGAACGGCTCGCCATAGTCAGGGCACGTCTCAATCGGTTGCCAGTCGCTCATGTCCTCTCCTTGGTGATCTGGTCGCGGGGGTGGGTCAACGGATCACTCCCGCCAGCGTCCACCCAATGCAGGTTAGGGCAAAGGCAACGACGAGAATGTCTCGGATGATTCGCTCGTTCAAAGCGTCGCGCCGATCCCGCATTGCAGCAAAGTCGGCCAGCGCCTTATTGCACCTGTCAGCATCGCGCTCCATGGCTTCCAGCGCCTTGATAAGCGGCACGGCGGTTCCCCTGCCGATCACGATTTCCCCATTGACCGCCAGCCCGACGCGGATCCGCTCGGAAAGCTTAAGCTCGCTCATGCTGTCGTTCCTCCGTGGATGGGGCGATAGACCGGCACGCGCGCCTCTCGGGCTTGCCGCGTCATGTCGGCGGTGCCGCGCCCGCCTGGGAAGGCGATGACGAAGGCCGGCTTGAGATCCAGCATCGCGCGGTTGCGAATCGGCCCAGCCGCGCGGCCGTGCTTCTTCCAGTCGGCTGGCACGTTCTCCACCGCGATCATGCGAGACGCGGCCCATTCATAGGCGAGCCGGTCTGCGCCCGTTGCGCCGCCTTGGATTACGCGGGTGATTCCGAACTTTTTATGGAGCCGGTCCATCGCCTCGAACAGGCCGTTCCGGTCGTCATAGTCTCGGCCGCCGCAGACAATCACGCGCATGAGATTCCTCCGTTGGTGGGGTAGTTGATCGCGCAAAAACTACGCATAGGCGCACCATATCATTGATAGAAAATAGTAACCGAGTCCCTTCACCGGCACCACGATCCAGCCAAAAAGCCCCGCGACCCAAGCCGGTCGCGGGGCTTTTGTATGGCAGGTCCGCGACACGTTGCGCAGATGCCGCGCCTGGTCGTTCGGACGAAACTGTATCGTTTAGGTTGTGGCGCGGGGCGAAGCTCTCTGTTAAGGCATAAGGGGATTTTCAACTGATGAGCGAGTGATGCGGGAACAGGATATCGCGATCCTTGGTGTGTGTCGGTTTTCCATGCTCGGGCGCGGTGACTGGAAAGCCTATCGCAACAAGAGCGACGACGAGCTCGAGGCGATCTATGAGGAAAAGGCGGCCGAGCTGTTCGCCGCCGAGCGGATGGAGGCGCGGCTGGCGACCTTCGAGCATCTGACGCTGGCCTCGATGCGGGCGCAGTCCGATTCGAACTTCCGCTTCCTGGTGCTGTCCTCGGACCGCATGCCCGCGGCCTATCGGACCCGACTCGAGCAGATCTGCGCCGTGGCGCCGCAGGTCGAGCTGCGCTTCGTCGCGCCGATGCATGTCTCGGAGGCCATCACCATGCTGGCGCCGGAACTGGCGCTGAACCTGCCCGACACGGTGCAGTTCCGGCTGGACGACGACGATTGCGTGTCCAAGGACTTCATTCGCCGGTTGCGTCGCCATGCCGCCGGCCTGTGGCGCAACGCGCATTTCGCGGTCAGTTTCTCGTCGCTGTATTATTGCGTCACCGACGGGCCGACCGAGGGCATCTACAACTGGTACAGCCCGTTCTTCAGCGCCGGCGCGGCGGTGCGGCACAGCACGCGCACGGTCTTCGACTATGGCCATTACAAGATCCCGCAACACCTGGTCTCGGTGACGGATCCGCATTTCCCCTGCATCGTCACCCATCGCGGCGACAACGATACCCCGCGGCACGAGGCGCAGACGCTGCGCAAGCGCGGCATGACGCGGGCCTCGGAGAGCGATGTCCGCCGGGTGCGCGAACGGCATTTCGACTATCTGAGCGCCGAGGGCATGGCGCTGTGCACCTTTGACAAGTTCGTCGATACGTCGCCGGACTTTGCCGAATTCGTGACGCCCGACGCGCAGGACGCGGACGAGGCCCAGCAGCCTCGCACCAGGACCAGGCGCCGGGCCTAGGCCAGCAGCCCGGCGGCGGCCAACTGGCGTTGCACGGCCGGGACCGGCACCAGCAGCTTGTTGCCCGAGGCGCTGCCCTCGGCCAGCAGACGGCGCAACTCGTCGGTGCGGCTTTCGCCCAGGAGCGCGCTTGCCAGCATGCTGAAGGCCTGTTTCGTCGGCTTTATTTCCAGGCTGGCGCGCAGGTGGCGGATGGCCCGGTCGCGGTCGGCGCGCATCTGCTTGCGGGCGTTCTCGAGATGCCAGACCGAGTGGCGGGGGCTGGGCGGGTCGAAGGCGATGATCTCGTCGCGCTCGACGATGCCCTTGATCAGCGGCTTGAGACAGCGCAGCTCGGCCAGCGTCATCAGCACGGTATGGCCGGCGAAGGGAATGCGCACCAGCCGGGCCTGCGGATAGGCCGGCTGCACCATATGCGTGACCAGGAACTGGTCGGGCACGCGCTCGGGATCGAAGATCACCACCGGGGCGCGGCGGGCGCGCGGCGCCTCGGAAAGCGGCCGGTGGGTGACAGGCAGGTCAGCATAGCGGCGGATCTTCAAGGGCTTCCAGGCCGGCAGCATCGGCGCCGCGGCCAGGATCCGGGCGTCGATGGCGCCGCCATAGTAGAGCGCGCAATAGCCGCCCAGGCTGGCGCCATAGGTCACGCAATCGCGGCCCGCGACCACCGGCCGCACGGCGTCGCGAAAGGCCTCGAGCGGCAGGCCCTGGTATTGCGTGCCGTGCCTTTGCGCGACGAAGACATTGTCCCAGCCATTCTCCAGCGCGAACTGGCTGCCGAAACCCACATCCGACAGGTCCGAGGGCTGGCCGCCGAAGCTGACGATCACCCGATCCGCCGGCCGGTCGCCGGCTTGCAGCAGGGTGATGCGGTAATCGGCGTGATCGACCAGGATCTGCTTCTTGCTCAT